GCGGAAACGTCCAACTGAAGAACAAGCGTTTTTCACGATTGAAAATCATCCGCGTTGAAGCAACCGGCTCCGTCAAGGGAGTCAAAACCTTTCAGAACGCCACCCCCGCTGACGCCATCACCTTCACGGCCAAGCATAAGGGCGTATACGGAAACAGCATCCAGGTCCAGATTTCGGCCGGGTCTGTTTCGGGCAAAAAGTACACGGTCAAGGACATCGGGACAGGCGCTTCCGAGTTCTTCCCCACAGAAACCTACGATAACATCGCCATCGCATCCATTACCGCTTCCACCTTCGCGGCCTCCAAGCTGGTCGACGTGGCCGTCGTGCTTAACACTACTGAGCCGGCCGACACTGTCGGATTCACCTCCCTGCTCTTGGGCACCGACGGCACCGTGGTCGATGTCGATTACGAAACCGCCATTGTGAAAGCCGAAGCCCAAAAGGCCGGGAACGTCCTGATCTTGGACGTTAATAACCAGGTCCGAAATGCTTACCTGAAAGTGCATGCGGCCCTGACCCAAGACAAAATGGTCATTTGCGCCGAAGAAGAAGGCGACACCGTGGCCGACAACGTCTCGGACGTCGCAATCCTGAGGGACAGCGACGGCCGCGTGATCTATGCATCCAATTGGGTAAAGACCCTTGTGGATGGCGTGGATGTCTACACTAATCCGGCCGCATGGTTAGCAAGCATTATATCTCAGACTTCTCCCCATCTTGACCCTGCCTATTCGGGCAACACGCAGTTCCTGGCCGGCGCTCGGGGATTAAAAAAGAGCCTGACAAGGATCGATTTCACCTCCTTGAAAGAGTCAGGCGTTGCATCCTTCGAGCTTGACGAAGACATCGGCTTCAAGCTGGTCTCCGGCGTAGTAACCCAGATCGCCAACAGCTCCAAGATCATGATCTTCCGCCGCCGCATGGCCGACTACCTCACCGACAGCATCGGCAAGTTCATGAAGGTGTACCAAAACGACGTCAACAGTGCGCCCAAGCGTCGCAAGGTGAAGGCCGCCATCGTAGTCTTCGACAAGCAACAGGAAGACCTGGGCATCCTTCCCAGGGACATCGAAGTCGTGGGCGGAAAGGCAAAACTGATTGACACGGACTCCGAGAACACAAACGAGACCATCGCCGCCGGGAAATTCATCATCCTGTACAAGCGCCGAATCTACAGCTCCATGCGCTTCATTGTGCTGAAAGCGGAGATTGGCGAATCTGTGGTGGTTACCGAGTCCGAAGAAGCCTAAACTAGAAAGGGAGAATCAATATGAGTTCATCTATCCGCGGGCACAAAACCCGCATCGAGCTGGTGGTTGACGGGGCGGAAGTTGTTCTGGACACCATCACCGGGTTCTCCGTGAATCAGGACGGCTCTTTCATGCGCTCCGAGTACGTCGGGAATCCGCTCCCCGAAGGCGACCAGTCCATCCAGGGCTTTTCGGGCTCCATGGACATGGAAGTCAAGGACGACAGGATCGAATTGATTATCGACGCCCTGGTGACCAACAATCTGAACGGTATCGGAATCAGCGAATATCAGATCATCGATACCGAAGAGTATCCCGACGGGTCGATTTCAACATACGCCTACTTTGATATCCAACTCAAGATTGGCAAGTCGGCTTCTGGGCTTTCTGAGAAGGTGACCAAAAAACTGGACTTCCAGGCATCAGGCCGCGTTCGCGTTTAATTGATTTTTAATGGGCCTCGGAAAAAACCGGGGCCCTAGTTACGATGGAGTTCTGCATGAATATCATTAAAGTTACCCTCCCATCCAAAAACGGCCAATGTGAAGTGCTCCTGAAGGAGCCCAAGATCGACGACATCGAGACGGCCACACAGGTGGCCGGAAAGATCGCCGGGGACAACCACGCACACATGAGCATCTTGCTTCAGAAGGAGCTGCTCAAGCGCCTCCTGCACTCTGTGGATGGCAAAGTCTTGAACCTGAAGGACAAGGCCCAGTTGGACAAGCTCTTTACGGTTCCCCAATACATTCGCCTGACCAAAGTGGTCCAGCAGATCACGGATGACGGAATGGGAAACGATCCAGAGGGTCTGATCAGCTTTTGCGAAAGCGAGAGTACAACTTCTGGCGAACTGTTGCCTGGGTAAAAAGGTACTCCAGCATCTCCCTCGATGAGATCCGGTCCATGACGCCGTCGCAATATAAGATATACTGCGAGAAGCTCAACGAGATTATTCGGGCCGAATCGGGAGATAACAGTGCCCATTAACGCCTACGCTGTAGTTTCAGAATTCAAATTCGACGTGGCCGGGGCCCTCTTGGGCTCCGAGAACCTACAAAGGAGCGTCGAATCACTCTCCAACGCGACCGCCGGGGCCATTGAGCAGGTGCAGGCGCTCGGCGTTGGCTACATCGCCCAATTTACAGGAGCGTCTGGCGGCATTCTGGGGCTCCTTGGTGGTGCGCTTTCAGCATCCGATAAGTTCGCCCAATCCCAGATTTCGTTCACACAGATTATCGACTCCAACATGGAGCACCTGACGGGAAACATTGGGACACTGAACGAGCAGATGGCCGTTTCCCGAAAGATCATGAAAGACATTGCAAGCGACTCTAGCAAGTTCGGCATTTCGGCCCCTGCCCTTTTGGACATGACCAAGACCCTGTCGGCCATGCTGGTCCCCAAGGGCCTGGCGGGCGAGAATTTCAGCGGGGCCCGAGACATGTCCAGGAACCTGCTCAAGTCCGCCCCGAACCTGGGGATATCCCCAGGAGACGTTCAAGGGCAGCTCCTGAGGTCTATCGAGGGATCGGCGAGCATGGGCGACACCCTATTTCGCCGCCTGCTATCCGAAGCACCGGAGCCATTCAAGGCCGCCAAGGTAAATGACGCCAAGGGATTCAACGCGCTCGACACTGCCAAACGGTTCGGCATACTAAACGAGGCCATGGCCAAATTTGCCAATAACTCAAAGCTCCTTGAGATGAGATCCAACACCCTGTCAGGAGTGTTTGAGCGAATGCAGACCTTGTTTACAGGGTTCACAAGCATTCTGAAACCTCTTGGCGATGTCATTATTCCGCCCCTGGTGCAGGTCCTGAACTATGCGATTAAGCTCATTGATACCGACGGGCGCAAGCTGATTGAGGCCATGGCGAGATTCATCAAGCCTCTTATCGAAAATCAGAAAGATTTCATCATGAACATGATGCAGATGTCCAAGCTGTCTAACAACATCGGGAAGGGCGTTGGCATTGTGGCCTTCGCAGTCAGCATGGTGCATGCCCAGGAGCTTATCAAGGGGATATCGAGCATCCCAGCCCTTGCCGGGCTCGGCGGGGTCCTCCAGGGCGTTTTCAACTTCCTGACTCGTTTCCCGGTCATTGGGCCGGCCGTAAGGGGGCTCATGGGAGTGTTTACCACAGGCACGGTGTTTACCACAGGCCCGGCAATCGGGTTCGCGGGCATGGTAAAGGTCATCGGGTCGGCCATGAAGGGGCTCATGGGAGTGTTTACCACAGGCACGGCAGTCGGGTTCGTGGGCATGGTAAAGGTCATCGGAATCACCATTCTGCGCATGGCCGGACTGTTCGCTGTCCTAATGATCCCCATCATGGGCCTGTCTAGGGCCATGGACCGAATGAAGTTTGAATCTTTCGAGTGGCTGGCCAAGAATTCGGCTTCCTTGATGGACACTCTTACGTCGATGAAAAATTCCATCGGAATCCTTCTGGCCCCATTCGCAGATATGGTCCTGGGCTTCGAGGAGTTATTTTTCTCACTAGTGGGCGGGACGGCCAACCTGGACGCGTTGAAGGGCGGGCTTGAGAATGTTGCGGGTCTTCTGGCCAGCGTATCCGGGCTTTTCCTTGAACTGTATGCGGCCTTCCGGGGCCTGGTGGCGGGCATGTTTGACGTGGTTTTCCGCTCAATGGAGAACCTGGGCGTAATCGTCAGCAACCTGATGGATGGAAACTTTACGGATCTTTTCGGCGGAACCAAGAACATTTTCGGCGGATACATGCAGGCCGGAGCCGAAGAATTCGCCAAGACCATGGAACGATTCTCTGCGCCGCTTTTGGACGGGGACGTTGATAATGCCCGAGTGACGTCGCAGGTGAACAACTACGACGTGAAGATGAGCAACAACTTTAAGGAAGTTCTCCAGCCTGACCGCATCGCATTTACGATCAAGGACCAATTGGAAAAAGGCTCCAGGAACCGGACATCAAGCGGGGCCAAGGGACTGGGCGCTATGCAGGCGAGGGCAACCTAATGGGAATCCTTAACACCTTCCAGGGCAAGGTAAACGACGCCAACAACCTGATTAGCAATCCGTTTAGCGCAAAGCTTGTTCCGCCGTTCGATGGCGCGGACTTCCAGGGCGGATTCATCATTGAAGAGATCCTGTCAAACGGGAACACTGGCGAATTGGTAACATTGATTGGCAACATGATGCCAAAGATCCCATTCACGTTTGGAGGAAAGCAAAGGGTAAAAAAGGAATACTACGCCGGGTACTCCGAGCCCGCTGTCCACGTCCTTGGGTCGGAAGAAAACGACCTGACTATCAGCGGGACATTTAAGGATAAGCGATACAAGGACCTGAGCCTTAAGGACGTGGCCACCGAGATCCAAAAGCTTGTTGACTCCATTCGGATCAGGGGCAACCTGGTCCGCATCAGAATGGGTGAGTTTGAGCGTTACGCCATCATCTTGGAAACCAAGTTCGATATGCGTCGCTTGAGCAATCTGGACTACTCCATCACGTTTTCGATAATCGGATTCAACGCCCCTGAAAATGCCAAGCACCTGCAACGAAGCAAGGAATTCCCATTCTCGATCAATAAGGACTTGATCCAGGCCGCCGCCGAGTTCCAGGCGGAAAACGACAACATACCGGACAGCATTCCACGATCCATCGGGGACCAGATTAAGGCGTTGACCAGCACCGTGGCCGTCGCTATCGGGACTGTGACAGGCTTTGTAGACAACGTAATGGCGACCGCTGAAGACGTGCGCTCATCGCTTGCGCGAGCCAAGGGGCTCATCAAATACACCCAGGGCAAGCTGAACGGCTACAAGCGAACCCTGGGGGCAATGAACCATTTTGACCTGAATGCACCCATCACCGCCCGCTACCAAAGCGCCAGGTTCTACACCGGCAGCATCGCCCGTGCGGGCACCCTTACGGCACTCCTGGAGCGCCTGAGGCAACGCCTTGCGGCCCTTCGCGCAGACACTCCTATGGGTCGGCACCTGGTACGTCAGGGCGACACCCTCCAGAAGATCGCCATCAAGTGGTACGGCTCACAAGATAGCTGGCGTAAGATCTACGACTACAATAACCTGGCCAGCACCGACCTTTCGACAGTCCAAATCCTTCAGATACCGAGGCCGTAATGTCATTGTATTACCCCCAGGGCGCCGTAATCCTGCGCGTTACGTGGGAAGATTTTGGAACCGGAGCCGCGGCCCTGCAAGAGGTCCAGGACATACCTATCTCGTGCCGGAGTTTGACCGTAGAGCGAAATGACTACTCAGAGGCGGATACCTTTAAGGCCACCATCGACTACAAAGCCTTTCCATTTGACCCTCGCTGTATTCGCGCATGCGGGGTCACAATCTGCATGGAGGACCGCAAGAAAGTCTTCAATAGTGACAATTCATTAAATATCATCGAACCGTCAGCGGATAACACTGTCTTTCTCGGCTTCGCTGACGAGGGCAGCATCAACTGCGACGACGACACCCGGACCGTCACACTCGAAGGTCGGGACTACACCGCCCTCCTGGTCGACACGAAGCGGGTCAACTCGGACCCGATCCCACTATCAAGCCCCATCGAGGAGATCATCCAGGAGCTTATCAGCGAGCTGAAGTCGACCAAGGATATCGAGGTGGTAAACCGGACCGGAGAATCCCCACTCCCGACGCCATCAAAGCTTGGCAAGGACTTCAACGCGACCACAGCGGTAAAGAATCAAAAGCGCCGAGAAACCTACTGGGACATCATCCAGGACATCGTTTCCCGTGTGGGGCTAGTGGGCTTTATCGAGCTGGACAAGTTCATCATCACGAAGCCTCAAAACATTTACGAAAAGAAAGAAATCAAACAATTCATCTATGGGGCAAACGTAAAGAATTTTTCCCTATCCAGGAAGCTGGGGCGCTCGAAGAACTTTAACGTCAAGGTCCGCTCCCTAAACCTACGCTATAAACGGGTGGAAGAGGCCATGATTCCCGAGGAGGCCACTGATGAAAAGTTTGTGTCAAACTTTGGGAAAATGAGGATCACCATCCCCGAGCTGGACAAAAACAAAAACAAAGTTGACCCTCCAAAAGACGCTGACTTCTTTACGTTCGCCGTCAAAGACGTCAACAACAAAGAGCAGCTCATAAAGATCGGGGAGTCCATCTACGAGGAAATGTCACGCCAGCAAATCGAGGGGAAGTTGACGACCTACGAAATGGAGATCCCGGAGGAAGCGGGCGACGGGTTCAATGTCATAAAGTTTTCTAAGATCCGAAATGGGACGGCCATTCGCATGCTTTTGTCGCAGGCGGAGCTCGGAGAGCTCAAATCCACGTCTTCCAAGGAAGACAAAAAAACCTTCTTGCTTCGACGTGGGTATCCTGCGGCCCTTGCTGAGGCGTTTGCGGACAGCCTCAATCGGATCAATACTGCATTCTATGTTCGCGCCGTGACCTTCAAGCTGGATCAAGACAACGGCTTTTCGATGGATATCGAATTCATCAACTTTATCGACCTAGATTCCAGCCTTGTGGGGGCGTAATGAAGGGCCTAGAAGACCTGAAAGAGATTTTATCGGACAGGAAGCTACACCTTTACCTGGGGTCGATCATCAAGCTTCATATGGCCTCGGACAAGTCCTACCTAAAGGTCGAGGTCCTGGTTCACCCGGAAGAGCGAAAGATCATCGCCATGATGACCTGGGAGTCCGTGGGGCCTGATTCTGGCGATTTTGAATTTCCAGCGCCTGGGGATATGGTCCTGGTGGCCAACGCCGAGGGAGACGATGATCAGGCCTTCGTGGTGAAGCGATTGACTTCCAGAAGCGACAAGATCCCGGCCGCGGCCATCGCTGGCGATAAGGTCCACCGGGCCCGGGCGGGCAACAAATACTGGAATGTTTCGGACACCAAAATCTTCCTGGCGCGAGGGGATGCCGAGCCGACCCAGAACCTGGTCCTGGGGCAAGTCTTTAAAACAATGATGAGTAGCCTGCTGGCGACGCTAAAAGTGCATGCCCAGGACGACGCCGAACACCGGCATATCGGTAATTTAGGGTATTACACCGAGGTCCCGTTAAATGAACTGGAGTACCTCGACCGAAAAGACGAGTACAATATACTAAAAAGCAGCCCAATTGACGATGAGGCGGTACTTTCCGACCTTGGTTACACGGAGAAATAGAAATGCCGATGAGCATTCCGAACCTCGCGCAGGAAATGAGAGCAGAGATCGAAGCTATTTGGGGCACAGCTCCTGATTCAGCTCGCCTGCTCCAATTCACTACCGCCGTCTCCACGTCGATCATTAATCACATGATCGCTAATACCACCATCACTCTCCAGGCCGGCAACATCGGCGTACCGGCCTTGGGGCTCTTGGACAGCGTGGGATCGCCATGCACCGGCGCTGCTGTTAATGCGGCCGTGATACTAAACACGAAGGTCACCTGATGGCGGAGGTCGATGATTTCTACCTGCAAGACCTTCACCACAGCGGCGACTTTGTGGCAGCTCCTAATGGGGACCTGGAGATTATCAAGGGCCGAGAGAACCTGCGCCAGCAGCTTCTTCACCGGCTCATTACTGTTCCGGGTTCCATCGTTCACCGCCCAGAGTACGGGGTGGGAGTCCAACGCTGGCAAAACGGCGTTGGCAACATTGCCAGTCAGCAGGACTTGGCCATGACCATCAAGCGACAGTTCGAGCAGGACTTTCGCGTAGTGAAGGTAAAGTCCATTACGATCAACAAGCAGGACGGGGGACAGTTCACCGTGGCCTATTCCATCGAGGCCCTAGGCCTCGGGGCCGTGGTGGAGCAAATCGACCCTTTCGGAGAACTTTCATTTTAGGTGAACTATGACTACATCGGTTCTATCACTCATGGAGTTTTACGACAGGTACAAAAATACCGTCGTTGGGCTTTCTACTGAACTGACAGATTTTTCTGACGGGGCCATGCACGACATCATCGCCGGGGCCTTGTCCGCAGGCCTGAACGAGGTATGCGAACTGATCATTTCCGAGTTCAGCAAAACCTATTTTGAGCTGGCCGGAGGGGCGAACCTGGACACCCTGGCGCTTGACCACTTCGGGACCGGCTTTGCCAGGCCTGGAGCATCCAAGGCCACAGGCGTGGCAACCTTCTCCCGCGCCAACAGCCTGGCCGGTGACGTCCTGATCGCCATTGGGACCATCGTCAAGACGGCCAAAGACGCCAATGGCCAAGAGGTGCGCTTTGCAACTACCGAGGTCAAGACCCTCACCGGGACAACTGTAAACGTAAACGTCCAGGCCGTCGTGGCGGGCGTGGCAGGTAATGCAGGAATCGGTAGGGTATTGGTACTAGAAACGACCCTGACTGACCCGTCCGTCGTCGTAACCAATGCGGCCACCATGGCGGGCGGGACGGCGGCACCTGAAGATCCAGAGTTCAGGGAGCTAATTAGGAGCCTCATTCAGGCACTGGCCGGCGCAACCGAGGCGGCCGTGAAGGGCGCATCCCTGAGCGTTGCAGGCGTCGCTACGGCCTCCCTGGAGACGGTCGAGCGCGTGGTCATCGACTACGACATCGGCCTAGTGGCTATTGCACCTGGAGCAACATTCTTCAGGATTCCCTACGTCCGGGTTTACATTGCTGACGCGGCCGGAAACTCCAGCCCGGCACTGATTCAGGCCGTTAAGGATAAGCTTGTTTTTGTCCGCGCATGCGGGGTTAAAATCGAAGTTCTCGGGGCCACTGCTACAATCCTGAACTGGAGTGCTGGACTAACCCTAAACCCTGCCGGGCCGAACTTTACAGAGCTGCAAGCCGATTTACAGATGATCGAAGACTCAATGGCGGATTACATAAATTCCGAAATCGAGATCGGCGAAGCGTTTGTAAAAACCGACGCCAACGCCTACATACTCGCCATTTGGGGCCCTTCGGGTACAGACGACCTGACAGCATTCAGCACCGTCACCCCTGCGGGGAACGTCGCGGGAGTGGCCGGGCAGAAACTTACAGCGGGCACCATGGAGGCCAATTAATATGGCACTGACCCAGGAACAATGGTTTCAAAAGCTAAAGAGCTTCGTGCCAAGTTGGGTTTTCGAGCGCCGCGTGGAGAGCGTTGCCATCTTCCAGGCCGCGGCAAAATGCATGGCAGACATCCAGCAGATGGCCGATGACCATGTCCGGGAAACCTTCATCGACCAGGCCACGGACGAATATGTGGCCATGCAAGGCGATGAGCGATCAGTAACCCGGCTCCCGATGGAGAGCCTTGGAAGTTTTCGCCTACGCGTGAAAAATATAGTCAATCGGTCAAACTTGCCGGCCATCAAACAACTAGTGGACGCGCTTCTATTGCGTGGGGAATCCACAATCATTGAGCACACAAGCACGTCAGGTAATTTTTACAACCGTGGCAGCTATCTAGACCGAAACATCATCGACTTTGAAGTTTTGTATAATGCGTTTACTATTATTATCGACTACCAGATTCCAGAACCGACTTCTTTTTACAACCGTGGGGCCTTCCTGAATCGTGGATTCCTGAATGGAGCATCTACGTCCAGTGAAGAGGTGTTTAGAAACATCATCCAGGCCGTGAATCAGAACAAGGCATTTGGGACCGTGTATCGGCTTATCGAGAGGGCCAACAGATGAGGCAAAATTTCAGTGTAGGACAGGAGATTGTTTCGGAGGACCTGAACACCCTCCAGTCACGGGTCGAGAGGGGCCTTTACGACCGAATCATCTATGAGCTGATGGGCCGAAAGAGTGGCGCATTTTTTCAAGACGGTCTGAAAGTCTTATTCCAAAGTAGTACGGCCGTCACGCTCAAGGCCGGCCTGGGATTCCAGGAGATCGACACCGGGACATCTAATCCTTTCCGAAAGCCCGTAGTAAACGATGCCGACGTGACCCAGAACCTCGACACGCCGGACGGATCAAACCCCCGGATTGACATCGTTTGCGTTCGCCATGGGCGCTACAATTCCCAGACAGAAAGCCGGAACTTCAAGGACGAATTCACCGACGTTATCGCCGCTCAAAACACCACAGTGTCGACAGACTGGAGGCGCGAAATTCAATATGTTGCCGGAACCCCTGCGGCCGTTCCGGTCATTCCTGCCACTCCGGCCGGATGGGTCAAGCTCGCCGAGATACTGGTGGCCGCATCGACAGGCGTTGCCAGCCAATCGTCGATCACTGACAGCCGTGCCCTGCTCCCCATCGCCGTGGCGACGACTTCCACGGGCTCAAGCGAATATGACGCTATCGTGGGGATCATCGGGACCGACCAGGGGGCCAATTACGCAACCCTTAAGGCCGCACTGGATAACGCATCCGACGGCTGGAAAATCCTGGTTCTGCGATCAGAGACCATCAACACCATCCCAGTGGTTCTTCATGACAAGATTGAAATTGTCTTCAAGCGGGGCGTGACCTTCACCAAGGGCACGGCCACCAAGGGTATCCAGGTGGACGGAGACGATTGTAAAATTTCCGGATTTAGGGCCGCATCGTTCAACACGGTGGCGGACTCGGGTATCCACGTCAGCGTGGGCGCTATCCGCACAGTTGTGGACGCGCCAAGGTTTCTTGCGTGCGACACCAATGTGAAGGATGATGGAACCGACACTTTTCTCAACGTAGTTTACAGCGAATAGGAGACATCCCCTATGTGGAAGCAGTTTTTTATCATTTTCTTGCTCATGCCGAGTCTTATCTTCGCGCAGGCGACCAATCCAAGCGACACGCTTAGAATCGGTCAGGCCTCAAGCGCGGCCGACAAGGGTTTCATCTTCAACACCAACGACGGGCCATCCAACCCAAAACTGGTAGTGGATAAGACGACCAAGGCCCTAAAGTTCGACCAGAACACCTTCCAGATCGGAACGGGCTCGGCGGCGGACAAGACCATCAGTTTCGCGGGCGTTTCCAAATCCTTCAAATACAACAACGCGACTGGAGAGTTTGAGCTTGACGACGACCTACAGGTCACTGGCGAGGTACAGACAAATATCCTTCGCTCCAGGACTGGGAGCGAGATCGCAGCGGAAAGCAGTGTCAGAATGAAGCAACCCATGTATTTGGGCACAGGAGACGTGCAGATTCGAGAGAGCGGCGGATTCGCCGAGTTCTCTGTAGACGGAGCTGTGTTTAAGAAATTTGGAAGCGGATCGGGCGGAGCGTCCGGCGGAGTAAACGCCATCGCATCAAACCCCGGATTCGAGGACAACGTCACTACCGGATGGGCAGTGGTCGGCGGTTCGGTCACATCCCAGACATATACCAGCGGCCTTGAGAGCAACACCAAGTTCTCCCGCTTCGTTGCTTCAGCGGGGGCCCAAACCTACTGCACTAGCGTTGTCCCACAACCTGACTTTATCTCGGGCGGCTGCATGGCAGACATTCGCTATAACCAGGGCTCAGGGAGTTTCACCTACAGGGCTTACTCGGGCGGGACCGTTCTGGCCTCGGGCACATTCAATGCAGTAACGTCTTGGCAGAAGGCCCCAACTTTAACCTTTGCCTGCCCTGCCGCTGCGGCCTCGATCAAGTTTTGCGTCGAATCATCCGGCACCGGAACCATTGACCTAGATGACGTTTATCTTGGCTCCAATAAGGGGATTATTCCTAGCTCTAGTCTCAATTCGATGTCCGCCAGGATTACCAGCGCCGGTTCCGTTACTAGCTCCGATGGTGAGTGGTCTAAGTACGTTTCATCCGTTGCAGACACCGGGATCGGCGGGACAACGATAACCTTCGTTGCGGGCAAGTTCACGGTCATTCCGGCCACTCTGGCAACCGTTCAGACGGCAGGTTCGACTGCAAAGTTTTGCGCGATAGACACGCCGACTACTTCGAGCGTTGTTATTTATTGCTCCAACGACGAGGGGAGCCAGTTTGATGGTAACATTAACGTCGTTATCACCAAGCAGGGGGCCGACGCTGTTTCGTTCTCAGAGGCTGTTTCTCCCGAAACCGCAGAGTGGTATTTCAGCGGAAACATCGGCGGGGCCACGGTATCTGGCGGAACCGTCAACCAGTCATCCTATGTCGAGTTAACCAATGCGGCCCTGGACCTAGTTATTAATCCACAAAGCACAGGCGGGGCAACTGCAAAGATCGCTTGCTCGGGAACCAATCCGCCTACGGGGCTGACCTGCGCCGCCGGTTCCGAGAGCTTGGGAGTGGTCCCCAACTTCCCACGCGCGGGAAAAGTTCGCGTGTGCGGAGCATGGGGACAGTATGTAGATCTCGACGTTAACTTTACCCCCCAATGGACCAAGACCTCCACGAACGCCCAGACGATTATTGAGGAAGGCGGCGAGCGGCCCGGCTGGACGGTGGCGGCGTCCGACAACGAGGGAAGCCAGGCACCCACAAGGCTTTGCGGTGTATTCACCGTATCTCAAGGCGAAAATCAGGCCCTGCGGCTAATGTATGAGCAGACCTCATCCGGAAACGGTGCCGACCTCCAGCTTGATCGCGCCGCCTCGTCCGGCCAGCGCGACATGGCCATATCGGTCGAGTACATCGACCAGCAAATGGCCAAGCCCGTATTGATCCCGGCGCTGGTCCTTCACCAGATTGGCTGGCGAAACATCGCTTTGTGCAATCCAGCCGTTACTGCGGCGTCATACACCACCATGAATGATACGGATTGCACCTTTGCCGCATCAAACTTAAATATTGGTTCCCCGGTAACCCCAACGGTTACAGGAGATATCTCTCTCAAGGTCGGGAGCATTCCTGCTGGCCGCTATCGTGTTAGTGTAGGAGGTATCCTATACACTAATTCCGTCTCTCTAAACCGCTGCCTCTGGCGCTTGACCGATGGGACAAACATTATTAGCGCATGGGTGGATGCTGCTGGTGCGGGAACCTCACAAGCTGGGCCAGGATTTTCCAGGATAATCGAGTACACTTCCACGCAAACCAACCTTGAGTGGAAGCTTCAGGTAAATCAGACCTACGGATCGGGAGGGTGTCAGGCCATCGCGAATAGTGCCGACTCTGAGGTATTTCTAAACATCCAACAGATTAATTGAGGTGCATATGAGTCTGAAATTAGTTTTGGCCCTGGCCTTCATGACCGCATCCACTTCGGTCCTTGCTGAGAACTGGGCCCCAAGCTCCAAGATACTGACGGGTTCAGATTCTGCCTATCAGCTCAAGGGGACATGCGAAAGGGTGAGTGGTGAACGCTGTTTTGACTTGGGCGACAAGCCCCCAACAGTCTACTCCCAAGCAACCGTTCAGGAAGACGACACATCCAAGCCGAATTACAGCAAAGAACAGGTGACAACGTGCGCGTCGGCAGATGACTGTCGGGCAAAGATGCAGGCCATGGCCTGCTCTACCGACGGGGCTCGCGCCGTATACAACCTAGCCCCCATGGAGGCCTACTGCACCAAGCTGACTGGCTACCAACAGCGCGGCGTCGATGTCTTTATTTTAGACCAAGCCAAGCTGTCCGCCCACACCGCCAAGCTTTCGGCCGATGCGGTCCAGGCGGCGCTTGAGGTTAAAATCAGAAAGGCCATGGGAGAGGCGGACTGCGGCCGTAGGGCCATTGCCTTGGTTAGGGTCCGCAACATCCCAAAGAACCTGTCCAAGGCCCAGCAGAAGGCCCTGCAAAGCGGACTGAAGGACGCGAACCAATACCTGCATAATGGCTCGCTGGCCCTGGCGCGTGACGAAGTTGTCGCGATCACCCCGGACGGTACAGTCATACAGCAGGCGGACAAGGACGCCGTCATTGCCCTTCTTGACGAGTGCCTGGCGGCCCCATGAGCTGGAAAGACAAGCTGGCCATCGGGATCGGGGCGCTTCGCCTAGCGATACTGGGGGACACCCGCTTCGGAGAGTCCCACTGGGACCTTGAGCGAAGAGGCTACGAGCGCAACATCCACTGGCACAAAGGGCCGTTGGTCAAAGCGATTTTTGGCGGAGACTGCGGACTAAAAGGCCCCGTCTTCAACGCCGTAATGGACGCCATCCATGCCTACCGTCCTAATTTTGCCTGGCTCCTGGGGGACCTGCGCTACCCAGACGGGATCGGCGACCAGGGCGAGTATGATGCCTATATCATGGGCCCATTTGGCGACCTAGGTCCACAGCACGTCAAGACGTGCTTGGTACCCGGCAACCATGACGAGTATGGCGACAAGAAAGAGCGCCACTTCATGGGGCGCAAGCTCTTTGAACGAGACGATCAAAGAATTTCGTACAGGAACTATTACGGGGCCTGGATTTACGACAACGCGATAGTGGTCTGGTTCGACTCCACAGTCTACGACGTCAAACTTGGCGACCCCGAGATCCAAGACCGACAAGAGACATTTGTACATAACGTACTTAAAGACGTGAGATTCAAAAACCTGAAGAAAATAGTCGTGGCACATGCCGGAGTCTTTTCCAATGGCCCACACGGGAAGACTCATTCAAACGACTACCGGAAATTCGAGCTTCGATCTATTCGAGGCTTTGCGGATTACATGGTCTGCGGACACGACCACCTGGTCCAATACGTCGGCCTGTTTCGTGGTAGCCTTGGAAGTACCACCAAGTATTTCACGTCCGGCGCTATGGCCAAGAAGAAGCCCAGCAAGAAGGTTCCATTGCCCATGGCCGGATTTATTGTTTTCGATGCAAACGAAATGAAAGTCATGGAGGTGGACACCCCCGCCGGCCTGACCGATATTGATGAGGAATGATATGAAAAAGTTACTTATCCTGTTCATGCTCTCTATCGCTTGCAAGAGTGGAGAGGTCACCAACCCCGAAGAACCGCCCGTCGTTGTTCAGCCGCCAAATTCTGCCCGCGAGTACAGCTTTGCCAAAGTGGGACAAGTCCCCAAAGAAATCGGCGAGAAAAGCGGAATCTGCATGGCCGCTGACGGCCGTTTCTATATCATTCAGGACTCCGGCCAGCCGTCAAACGTAAGCGTCCTGGGAAAGGATCACAAGCTTATCGGCTCGGTTAAAATGAAGGGCGTGAAAAATACCGACTTTGAGGACGTGGCATGTCATGGGACCACAATAGTGGTAGGCGATATCGGCGACAATGATCAGGAGCGCGGAGAGTACCAGCTTTACATGTTCCCGGCACCGCTAGACCCTAATGCCACAGTCACCCCTGAAAGAGTGGTTTTCAAGTACGAGGACGGCAGGTCTCGCAATGCCGAAGGCCTGGCCTTCTCGCCCGACGGTCGCCTCTACCTGTCTACCAAGGCCTTCAACAAAGAACCCCAGGCCATTTACGAGATCGTCGGCGGGACCGCCCGCAAGGTCATGAGTCTGAGCAACCTCTCCGAAATTGGCGGCCTGGCAATATCCCCAGACGGTAGGCGTTTCCTTCTGGCCATGGACGAAAGTAACGAGTTTATCGAATGCACCTGGGACATGACATGCGAGACGATCGAAACCCCCTGGACCGATGATCATGAGGCCGTAGCCTACGACTCGGACAGCTCCTTCGTCCTGATCAGCGAGGACGACACCGCAGTCTACCGGGTTAACTGGTCCGCCAAGCTACCTTCGGAGCAGCCCACTGCGCCCACTAAGCCGGTCGGGTATTACGTCCCAAAGCCCGGCACCAAGTTCCAAATTCTAGACAGCGACGACGGGGACTGGACCGCCCAGGTAGCAAAGAAAAACGCAGAGCTGATAGTGGTCGAGGCCGTTCCCGGCGACGATCGGACTTGCGCAGATGGTTATGCGGATATCGCTGCCAAGATTGAGAAGCTGCATGCGAAGGGCAAGGAGGTTTCCTGCTACCAATCTCTGAGCAAAGAACCCTGGCGATGCGACATGGGCAGCCTATCAAGCTCCGCCGTTGGGAAGAAAATGGCCGGCTGGGATGAGTGGTGGACAGACTGGCGCGTGAGTTCCAGGGGCCATGCCTTCTGGGACAATCGCTATGTCCAATTTCAAAAGATTGGCTGCGACTGCGTAGAAGACGACAACGAAGTGGACCCATCGGATAATGATACAGGATTCCCACTGTCCCGCGCCGATGCCGAAGCGGCCTCAAGGTACCGCGCCGGTAAGGCCCAAACTCTTGGCATGTGCCACCTGGCAAAAAACAACCCGACTATTTCCGACATAAAGGCCAAGTACAGCGACGGCGTTATGATTGAAGAGGCCGCGAAGTACAACGAACGGGCCCCTTACAACGCGTGGGCGCGTGCTGGAAAGTTCATGGGCTCCGTAGAATACAGCTCTAGCGGTTGCAGGCCATGGACCGGCGCAAGCGTGCAGTACCATCCTGGAGGAGGCTACTTCGACGGCCTGAAGTTTAAAGACTGCGACTAAATCACCGCCAAGGAGGGCGATGTGCCATCATTCCAAGAACTGGCCCAATTCGTCTCGAATGTTGGGGTTCCGGCCTCGGTTATGGCCTACTTGCTTTACGCCTACGGCAAGGAGCTTGTGGATATCCTCAGAATGCTTGAGCGGATTCTTGAAGCGCAAACTAGAATCATCTCGATGCTCGACTCGATCCTGGACCGAATGAAACAGGAGAATCACAATGCCCCCTGAACTTTTTGGACCGATTGGAATCTTGATCGTTTTCTTCATTTTGATAATGGGGTCCCCACGTAAACGGGACATGAGCGAAGCGGCCGAGCGATGCCGGGAGCGCGCCAGCGAAGTGAAAAGAATTTCCTGCGAGCTTGGTGAAAAGGCCAAACGGCATTAGAATAGGGCTCGAAGACAATTTCAAAAAACCTACAGAGGAGTTGCCCATGAACTTAAAAGACGCTTATGACGTAAAATCGCTTGGCCAGAAGTTGGTCGATGCAGGCGTCCCCATGGGCGAAGTCGCCGCGATGAAAATCTGCACCGTCATCCTCGACTGGGTAAAAGAATCAGCATCAAAAAGCACCGAGGGCATGATTGGCGTTGCTGACGACTTCGTCGCTCAGGGCGTTGAGCCCCTGAAGCTTGTCCTGAACAAACTCCTGGACTTGAACAAAGACGGCCAGATCGGTTAATCACCCTGACTATCTCCAACGGTTAGGAGCAGGGGCGGGAAACCGCCCCTTGCTATTTGGAGGCACATGGCGACCCATGACGAGTACGTTAAAGCATTAATGTCCACCGCCAAGGACATGCTAACCAAGTCCATCATGAGCGCCCTGGTGACCCGCTTACCATTTCTTGGAATCAGATTCCTGAATCCACTTCTTGGGTTCCTTGTCGCCAAACTGGCCGAGATCGTTATCTATGAAACCGAAATGGCCATTTTCCTAGGCTTCACGGACTTGCGAGTGAATGCCCAGGGCAAGGACTTCTCAGCGGCCGCCGTCGAAAATGCCCGCATCCAAAAGAACGGAACCAGCGAACAGAAGGCCGCGGCCGAAACAAAGCTAATTAACTCATTCCGCGAGTTCGTGAAACTGAGGAACTGACCATGAAAAAATGGATTCTTCTGGCCCTAATTTTGTCCGGGTGTGCCGTGACAGTGCCGGACGTTCCCCTTTGCGTAGAGATCAGCCCGTCCAGGGGCCATTGCATCTATACCCTGTCAGCCAGAGAGTACACCATCGACGATGAACACCCCCACGAGGGAAAAACCTGGTGGGATATGCGGCCGGCCATGATTCTGGCGCCAGCCGAGTCATGGGCAAAAATAAAAAAATTCATCATTGAGGTCTGCCGGAAAACCAAAAAATGCGACACCGAGATGGGATCTTGGGATCGAACCGTCGAGGCCATCGACAAAATGGTAGCTAAATAATGGACGCAAAACGCCGCCAGGACATCGTCCTTGGTCTCAAATCCCTCCCTCACAAGCCCGGAGTGAACCGGGAGGACTGGGAAACCATCACTGACGGGGCCCTGGAGGTCGCCTGGGCCACAGTAGAAGTCTGCCGCCGTATCAATGCCCCCATCCTGTTCAGCTCTTTAATAAGGCCCAAAGTGCCGGCCTCAGAGACTGACATTCATGCCGAGAAACGAGCGTTCGACTTGTCTATCGCGGGCTGGAGCACCGACGACATCGATGAGGTCCTGATTGAGGTCAATCGCGCATGCGGCCCAAAATATGGGGCATTTAGGGCCAACAACCCCGACGGCGTACCGCGGGCATTGATTTATGAGCACCGAAAAGGGGAGGGCCTAGAGTCGAGGGACCCCAAGGCCCTTCCATACGTCAAGGAAAACAGGGCCGACCCGCACCTGCACGGGCAATGCCGTCGCTAAAAAATGAGCAGAAAGATTTCGATTGCGGCGTAAACAACCAGGCCGCCGTAGAGGACCGCAGACAGTCCCTGAATCACGCTCAGGTCCCTCATAGCGTAATCCGGACGGTTTCCCTGCCGGGCTCATCTCTGATGTATTTTGCCGGTATCTTGACGTTGTTGTCCTTACAATAGGCTTCGTAATCGACCACCACCGTCGGCTTCCCAATCATCCTTAGGATTTTAACACCGTTGCACGATACTCGCTCATGCCGCAGCATTCCCGTTATCGACTTTCTTGCGGCCTCCTGGTCCTTCTCTGCCTTTTTTCGAGCAGTCTGGGCCGTCACAAAATCTCTGTAAGCAGGGATGGCAGAAGCGGCGGCATCTGCCTCCTTCTTCTTGGAGTCTTCTAGGGCCTTTTGAGTAACCTCGGTCTGCTTTGCGAGCGTGTATTTTTCCACGGCCTCGGCCAGATCTTTATTTCCTGAATCGTCCAGCGTGTCCCCTCTTGCCAGTGGCGGTTGCTTTCCCTCCACTATCGAGCCCCAGAACGCTTGCAGTGCCGGAGCTAGCTCAGTCGCGATATAGTGAATGTCGGGAACAAGTTCAACGCTCGCGAACTTAAATTTTCCCTTTCCCGCTTCTTTGTCGTCCGTAGCGACGTACAGGCGCAGCTTCTTGGCCCCAGTCAGTAAAAGCTGAGTCATAACCTGCGGCATGTACTGCGGGAGCGCCATTCCATTCTTCACACTAGCAAAGTCTTCCTGGCCTACATATTTGCATTCGAGAACCTCTTGGAGAACGTCGCAGTAGCCGTCCAGTGAGCACATTAGGAATGGGTAGACGTCAGAGAGGCAGACGATGGCCGGGAAATCGTACCCGGTTTCCACTTCGTGCATCGCCCGAATTTTCTCCTCTAGCTTGTGCCCTTTCGCTTGAATGAAATTGGGGTCATCAGTGTCGACATCCACCTTCCCAGTTTTGACCTTCCAAAGCTCCAGCGGCGTCATGTACTCCGAAACGCCCATAATAATGTTCGCATCAGACGCCCCAATGCGATCCTTCCGGTACGCCTTCCACTCCTGCGTGTTCTGAATCATACTCAAAGTTTTCATGCTTCTTCTCCAAATAGAAAGCCCGGCGTTTTGCCGGGCCAGTTAGGGACTAGTCTCTAAGAGCGACGTCAGAACCCGCACCGTTCTCGGAATCTGTCGGAAGTTGCGCCGCGCTTTCCTTTGCCAAATGCTCATACTGTGCAGGGTCCCGCTGTTTCAATCGTTCCTTTTGGAACGGCGTCAGCTTCGCAAATTCATAAACTGTATATTGTCGGCCGCTCATGTCAAATCTCCATTTCTGTGGGTTAGTGCAAATTTGCTCTAATTTTGGACTTGACAGGATCGTCCGGTCAATAAAATATTTATAAACAATAAAAGTTTCTGGAGGCCAGGATGCTAACCAAGTTGCGCGAGAGGGTGAAGGCCCTTGGCATCGTCACAGTGACCGCGGCCCTAGGTTATCGGTCAGTCCGTACAATTCAAAAATGGCTAAGCGACGGGAAGATCCCTTCCTGCGCGAAGGCCAAGGTCCGCATTTATATTGAGGGAGTTGAAGCATGACATCACCATCACTATTAACCACAATCCAGAGGGGGCGCAAAATGAAGCCGCTGGCCGTGATGCTCCACGGAGTTCACGGGATCGGAAAGACAAGTTTTGCTCTGGACGCCCCTAACCCTGTTTACGTCGGGAGCGAGGAGGCCGACGAATACGACATGGCACGTTTCCCGAGAGTAGAGAACTGGGGCATGCTGATCGAGCAGCTCAAGGCCCTGCGAGACTTAGAACACGATTTTAAAACGATTGTGATCGACACGACTGACTCGCTTGAGCAAGTGGCCGAAAAGGCCATCCTGGCAAGTAAGGGCAACGAAGGTAAAACCATGGCCACCGCATTTGGCGGGTACGGCAAGGCCTATGAGCGCATGTCTGATATGTTTCTCGATGTTCGTGACGATTATCTGGTCCCATTGCGAGACAAGCGCGGGATGAACGTCGTGCTGCTCTCTCACTGTGAGAAAGTCAAACACGAAGATCCCATGACAAATACTTCTTACGATCAGTTCATTCCTGCAAATCACAAGAAAGTTAGGCCGATTTGGGAGGATTGGGTTTCTGTTATTCTATTTGTTAATTACTACCTGGTACGCGCCGAAAACAGCGCAGGGAAGGAGTACGCCCAGGGCGCGGACGGCCTGAGAATGGTCTACACAGAGGAGCGCCCATCTCACGTTGCAAAAAATCGTTTCAGTCTGCCCTATGAAATGGAGTTCACTAGAACCGGATTTTGGCAGACCTTGCGCGAACACGTCCTGGAACATTTTAAGAAGGGCCCTAGGACTGAGGAGCAGCCTGTCGCCACGGACTCGGCTGCGCCTGTGCTCGCAGAATCGCCCAAGGGGCCACAACTTCCCGCCAGTGACCCCGAGTATATGGAACTGGCCGGGAACATCGACGATTTGATGACGAAAATCCCTGAGGCCAACAGGGCGTCAATCGGCACAGCGGTCCAACGCGCTGGCCGAGACGTTACGGAACTGCAACGAATTGTTACTAAAATGATGAAAATCATCAACTAGAGGGAGAGAGAAATGAAATCAGGAAAGTACAAGGTTCAAATTACTGGCTGTTTTACCGGAGAGTCCAGTGAGAAAAAAACGCCTTTTTACGGGCTGGAGTTCGCTAACGAAGCGGGCGACTGCATCGACCACGTTGCCTGGATGACTGAGAAAACCGCTGAGCGCAACGTCGAACTGCTCTGCAAACTGGGCTACACGGGAAAATCTCTGGCAGACATGTCCGACGTCAAAAAGAAGGTCTCGGAGCTGTTTCCCGCAATCCAGGACCCCATTTTTATCACTGTCGAAGACGAGGAATACAACAACGCCGAGGGCCTGACGCGGGTAAAGCAAGCGGTGAAGTGGGTAAACGTCGGAGCATCCGGCCCCGCACGCTTTGACCACAAACAAGCTGTGGCAGTGTTTAAAGGACTGACATTTGACGGGGATCTCCTCCGCATGCGCAACCAAGTCGCAAAGCCCTTGCCTGCTGCAGCGGGAACGGCGCAGCCTGGGGCCGCCTCTAGTGACTACTCGGCCGAAAACGTGCCTTTTTAGGCCATGAGCTAGTGGGGCCCGGGGTACAACGGGCCTCACTTTTTTAAGAGGATTATATATGCACGCCATAGAAGCCGCCACAAAACAGGCCCAGGAGCAGATTCCCGAGGTAGTAACTCAGCATCTTCTTGATGTAAATGCCACCATTACCGAGTTTGCAAAAACATTTCAAAAGAGTTACCCAGGCCATAGCCTCGCAATAATCTGGACCGCCGCCACGGGTCCGCAAGCGCCGAGCTGGACATTCCGCCACGGTCCGCTGAGCCCCATCATGCATGGCTATCTAAATTCAATTGAGCAATCAGCAGAGGAAATGATTGGTCAGGGCATACCTCGGCAGACGGTAGTGGCGAACCTGAGCGCGGTTTTCGATGAAGTGGTCAGGTTTATCACGACCGGAGAACGCAAATGAAAGACGTCGTCAAAAACATGGGACAGGAAAACGCCCACAAAACAACCCCGTACAAGGTGCGAATATTTGGGATGGTATGCGTTTACAAGAAACGCCCATTGCCCAGCATGTTGACCGAGGAAAACGACATCGGGCTCTTGGTCCGGCGGCCCAACGACTACGACGAATTTGAGTTCCCGCAGCTTGCCGTCAACTTCAACAAGAAGGAGATGAGCAATCACGAATGCGACGCTCTTTTGCGCGCACTCTGCCAGAGCATCAAAGAACAGCTCAAAAAAGCAGGAGTCTTAAAATGAAATGCGTGATTACTGGCCTGGAGACCACGCGGCTGTTTAGATCCCTGCCAGTGTCGAGAGAGGCAATGGAGTACGCGCGCCGGATGCGCGACTCCGGCGCTTACAAGGACGTGACGGCCGTCCTTCGCGCCATGCACGTTATGACTAGGGCCCCGCTGAGTCGCTCATGGGACGAGATCCGCGCTCACTTTGATAAGAAAATCGCCGACGCAAAACCCATATGACGTTCAACCCCAAGCTGCGCTCCCAGTGCGTCGCCCCCGAGGGTCCGCCCGAGCCGCCAGAGCCACCCGAGCGGGTCTATGCTTACCCCGACGTCTCTATAAAAGAGATGGAGCGCGTGATGGTTATCTCCGCGCTCCAACGATACTCGGGAAACAAAACTCACACCGCAATCGCCCTGGGCATGACCGTGAAAACTCTTTACAACAAAATCAGCGTCTACGGCATAACGCAGAATATGTTTGTGGAGAAGGAAAAGCATGAATGAACGAGGTCCCGCCGGTGTAAAAAAAATTATCACTCACTTCATGTCGTGGCACGGGAATAGGTACACCTCCGCCTGCAACACCAAGGGGCGGGCGCTTCAGAATGGCGATGGCACATTTAATTGCCTGATCTGCCGGCGCGCGGTGTTCTCGAAGAAGTGGGCCTGGAAAGTGAATATTGAAATGATTAAAGCGTACTACAGGGGGAACGATGACCGAGATTGAAATACTGCGCGCTGAGATCAAAACCAAAGACGAGCGCATCAAGGAGCTTCATGCTCTTGCCTCGGGCTACTCTCTTTTGGGAACCGACGCGTGCGGGACTTGTTACCTGGGGCGAGTGACGATTTTCACCGCAAACAAACGATGCACGGAGTGCGATCCCGGCGGGTACGAGAGAGAAGAGTGGGTCCGTCGGAACAGTACAACCGCCAAGGACAGAACCATCAAGCGCCTCGTTGAGTACCTAGAGATGCTGCTCGATGACCAGGCCGAGAAATGCCACTTCGACCACCACGGGAGCTGCCAGGCACACGGATGGCCTGGCGTCGGGGGCGAGTGGTGCCCCATAGCAGAGGCAAGGGCCTATCTCGCCGAGCACGCGGCCAAGGGGGAAGCATGACTATAGACGAGTACGAGGAAGTTATCTGCCGATGGCAACACCACTGGATGGACGTAAAGGGCACCGACGAGAGGGACCGGAGCGCGTATTTTAAGCGCGCGTCTGGCATAGATGCAAACATGCGCTACGGCCTGGCAAAAATGTTGGTTGAGGCCGAGAGGGACGCCATGATTACAGGAAAGGAGTTGTGATATATGGCCTGGACTTATTTAGTGGTTACGGGGGACTCACTCTCGCCTTGGCACCATGGGTGCGACCGGTTGCCTATTGTGAACACGACCCCTACTGTCAGTCCCAACTTCTTTCGCGCATGGCAGAAGGAAGGTTGCCCGTCGCCCCCGTTTGGGACAATGTACAAGGTTTGCGGGGTTGGGAACTTCCCGGCTGGCCCGACATTATCTACGGAGGATTCCCCTGCCAGGATATCAGCGTTGCGGGAAATGGAGCAGGCCTGGACGGCGAGCGAAGCGGTCTTTTTAAAGAGATCTCGCGCTTGGCCCAAGAAACGCGACCACAGTTCTTATTCCTTGAGAACGTCCCTGCAATCAGAACACGCGGACTATCGACTATTGTCCGAGAACTGGCCCGCATCGGGTATGACTCGCGATGGTGTACTTTATCCGCTGCTCAAGTTGGGGCTCCCCACAGAAGGGAGCGATGGTTCCTGCTCGCAAGCGCACGAGTTTCCAACGCCTACTCGCCAAGATTCAAAGAGGGGGCACGCGCTGGAGATGGGTCGGACATCGCCGCCGCTTCGAACCATGGTACTGTTTCCAACGCCGACAGTGCAGGATTCGAACGGGCGAACGCATCACAACCAGAGAACGGGACCGCCGGTTCCAAGCCTGCTGGGTGTGGCGACCGGATGGCGGGCGAAAGGGTTGCTGCCGGACCGTCCGGGGGCCATCGTGCGCGCGGGGAAGGCTACTGGCAGTCAATGTTTGCCCCCTTTGACCGCGAATGGTGGGGCGCTGAACCCGACGTGGGTCGAGTGGTTGATGGGTGTCCCTTTAGGGTGGACCGAATTAAGCAACTTGGGAACGGAGTGGTTCCAATCCAGGCGCGCAAGGCGTTCGCTCACCTAATTCAATTCGCAAACGAACAGGGTTAACAACCGGGCAATGATGCCCACAGAGGAGTAGATATATGGCTTTAGAGACACTTAAGGGGATCAAGAAACTGGGGGAATTTGAGGTGGTCGTTATGGACGACCTGCGGGAGCTTTTTCCCGACAAGTTCAACGAAAGCGGGTCTATGGACTACAAATGGTTCGAGAGCGAAATTCGGCCCGGGAAATTCGTTTACGTTCGCCATGATGCCAATTCTCTGTCGTTCACCATTCAGAAGGGGCCCATTAAAGAGAACGGGGTAAACGGTTGCCAGGTGGACACGATTATCGAAGCCGCCAAGGCCATCATTGAAGGCCTGAACAAGCAGTACCCCTGTCGTGAAAACTCTATGATCATCACGAAACTGGATGAGGCGCTGATGTGGTCAAACAAAAGAAAACAGGACCGGACCGCGCGCGGAGTGGAAGGACAAAGCAAAGCTTAATAACCGGGCAACTATGCCCACAGGGGAGAAATATGGTTTTTACAAAAAAACAGTTTGAGGAATTTAAAGAAGCTGCCAAGCCGCTGGTTAAATTCCTCAACGATAACTGTCACCCGCACGTCATTGCGATTGTGAGTGTAGACCGTGCAGAGATACTAGCGAGCAGCGGTATGGTGGGGATCGAAGAATACATTAAGGACTAGGCTAAACAAAGGGCAATGATGCCCACAGAGGAGTAGATATGAACGAGTTCCAGAAAACGATTATCGAGATGGCCTTCCAGCAGAAACCCACACCCGCGCCCACACAGTCGCCGACGGGTAGAAAAATTGTAGTGCTACAGCGCGGCTGGGTACTCGTAGGCAAATACTCGCGCGAGGGGGATGAGTGTCTACTCCTCGATTCTTCAGTGATCCGCCGATGGGGCACGACCAAAGGCCTGGGCGAACTCGCAAGCAGCGGGCCGCTCAAGGACACAATTTTGGAGCCCGCAGGCACATGCCGTTTCCATCGCGGGGCTGAGGTTCTCGTGCTGGATTGTGAGGAGAGCAAGTGGCTAGGGAACTAGAGGACGCCCATAGTGTGGTCGGGCACGGCGACGGCAAGGGCAGCGGCTATGGCTTTCGCGGAGACGGCTACGGTGGCGGCTACGGCAGCGGTAGCGGCTGCGACGACGGTTTTGGCGGCAACGGCTACGGAGACGGCGAAGGCTACGGAGACGGTGAAGGCGACGGCAGCAGCTTTCGAGAGGCCGGCGGCGATGGCGGGGGTGTCGGCACATGACCACGGCAAGGCTAAGGAGAGCAAATGGCTAAAGAACTAGAAGACGCCCATGGTGTGGTCGGCCACGGCGACGGCGGCGGATGGGGCGGCGGCGGATGTGGCTACAGCGGATGTGGCTACAGCGGCGACGGCAGCGGTGGTGGTTATGGTCTTAGTGGTGATGGCTATGGCGACGGCGAAGGCTATGGCTATGACGGCGACGGCTATGGCTTTGGTGGCAACGGATATGGAGACGGCTTTGGCGGCGACGGCAACGGTGAAGGCGACGGCGACGGCTATGGAGACGGTATATGACTACAATTATCATTATAGAGGCAGTCGTCGGCATCGCGGGCGCGGTCGCATTTTTCGTCCCGTGGCGCGACTCAGTCGCCGGGGCGATGGTCTTTGGGGTCGCCATGCTCGCCATGGTTTTAACTGTCGTAATTTGGGGGGATAAGTGAGAGGAGTGGCCGAAGACCTGACTGACCGACGTTTCGGGAAATTGGTTGTGCTAAGGCGCGACAGCCCCCCCCGACGCCATCGCTTACGTTCGCATCTACTGGCGGGTGAAATGTGACTGTGGGCAAAAATTCCTGGCGTCGTCTCGGGCCCTCAAACGATCCGGTGGAAATGCCCGCTGCCGCCTTTGCCGCCAGGGCCCGTCTTTGAATCACAAGGGGAGCAAGCGGGAGTGCGTATATAACAAAAGCAATTTTATTAATCCCAATGGAAAGCCGCCCGAAGAAGCTTTGTCCCCTGACTATTGGTATAACCAGAGAGCGCGGGGCGAGACGGTTGATAGTCCAACGTTTACTGTAAACCCTAACGAGGAGATAAAAAATGAATAGCCTGATTTTAGCACTACTGATCGTGGGCAACACGAACGCCGCCGGCGCGCCCGTTACAAGCGTTTCCTGGATGCATACTGCCGGGAACCTCCTCCTGGGCGCGGGCAACACCGTCAACCGCCCGATCGGGCACTTCAGAGACGGCGTTGTTTCGACGGGCACGGTCACAGGTGCTGCGACGGTGCGGCCGTGAACAAGCACACGCCAGGGCCTTGGGAGGCAGAAGACTATCTTCACAGTGGCGATTGGAGAAGCACCGGGCTTATTTGGTCAAAGGCCATGGGCGACGACTGCCCCTGGATTCACATTGCTACAATGAACTGGAGCAAGCTGGGTGCCGCAAGCGACCCAACCCTAATTGCTGAGGTTGAGGCCAACACCAGGCTGATTGCCGCCGCGCCGGACCTTCTTTTTGCGCTGGAGGAGGCGATGTGGGCCGTGAAACACCGTGGACACATGCAACAAGATCACATCGCTGCAACGCTTGGGCTAATGAGGCAGGCCATCGCTAGGGCCAAGGGAGACGTATGAGCAAGAAACGAAACTGGGAGGTACCCCGCCCCCGCAAAGGCGTTTGGTATGCGCACAGACGGGACTTCCTATTTACCGTCCAGCATCCGGTCATTAAGCCGTGGTCGCAGTTGGGCAGGTACTATGTGGTTGCTAACGAGGAAGAGGCCGAGCGGCCGACTAGCCCAGAAGCGATCGCCACGCCATGGTTTTACAGACAAAACGTATTCATCGGAGAGTTTTGAATGAAGAAGAGTCGAAGACCCCGCGAGGGCGTCTGGTGTGCGCTTGCTCTGGACCATCTTTTTACCGTCCGTCACCCGATCATTAACTTCTGGGGGCCAAGCGCCTTCTTCATCGCCGACAACTTGGCGGCCGTGCCGGGCATGGAAGAGAGGGTTGTGGACCCTGGGCCAAACTTCTACGAAGGGGCCGTGTTCATCGGAGAGTTTTGAATGAAAAAAGATCCCTACCGATGGCTTAAGCGCCTGTCCTGCCCGAAGGACTTTCGCAGGGTGCAGAAATCGGCCAAGGTCCTAGGGGTCGCAATCAGAACCATTCGGAACTGGAATAACAAATTTAAGAAAAAATAGAGTTGGGCAATTATGCCTGCATCAAGGAGTTACGACATGCCCAGGGAAAATGAATTGTTACAGACGCGGATTAAGTGCAGCGAGGAGCCAGTCCTACATGTCCACCGCTACGTCGTGGCCGTCGGGCATTGGGCGAAGGACGGAAACTGGTACACCAAATATCACTACTGCATGAACAAGAAAGAAGTGAAGGCGCTTCGGGACGCTATAGCAAAAGACGCCAAGACGGTGGCCGGAACCATCATTGAGGTATTCAAAGCACAACACAATTACGTTGAGGGATTTTTCACAAAGAAAAGGGCTAAAGGGTGACCACCTACGCTGATCACCAAGAGCTGCTTCAGCGCGCTTTTTTGGCGTTTCAGCAAGAGTTCCCACTTGGCCGGGTCTTTCCGCGCCATGTGGGGCTTTTTAAAACACAACGAGATACCCGGATACAGATCGGCATGAAGGGTCAGGCCGACGCCTGGGGGTGGGTACCAGTTCACGGCATGCACCCGCTGCACTTTGAAGTTGAATGCAAAACAGGCAACGCTGTCCAAATGAAAGATCAAAAACTTTGGGAGAGTTGCTACAAGTCGGCGGGTGGGCTTTACATTTTGCTCAGAGAAGAGAACGATCTTTTAAACGAAATTAAAAAGATGCTGGTAGAGCTTGGCCGCGGAAGAAGCATGACCAACGAACGCGGTTGAGAAGACCACCAGCATCTTTTGTCACCAAGGAATGACGACATGGACATACTAGCAGAAGTTCAAACGAAACTCCAGGCCGCACCTGCCCAAATTCTGTGGGACGGTAAAATTCACAGGTTTGGGCCAAAGCCCTCAGATGATAAATGTTGGTACGTCGCAAGAGAGTGGACTTTCAAGGGACAGGTCTACCGGGAGATGACCTACGGCTCCTGGGCAACAGGCGAAAAGCACATTCATCAGTCATGGGATCGGGAGACTGCCAAGGATCGCTCTTTTAAGACCGCCTACAAGAAAAACACCGAGGACTCTAAGGCCATACTGGATCTTGAGATCCAGACCATGCAGAAGCAGTGCAGGGACAAATGGGGCCCCATCTTCGACGCCGCTATCCCGAACCAGGGGCACCCATATCTAGAATTTAAGGGCATCACCCGTCCGTTCTGCGCTCGCGTGGATCATCATGGCGTCCTAGTCATACCTATCTATAAACAAAAGGGATTCGTCGGCGTCCAGCGCATCCTGAAAAATGATGTCTCTAACAGGTTCGAGAAGCGATTCTCGAAGGGAGTCGAGATCAAGGGCGGATTCTGTCCACTTTCACCATTTAAAGCGTCACCCTACATCTACATCGCGGAAGGCTTCGCCACGGCCGCGTCTATCCAGATCGCCTTCCCGGACGTCCCCGCTATTTGCGTATTCTCGGCGGGCAACATCGCACCAGCAATCGAGCAGATTCGGCACATCAACCCAGGCTGCAAAATCATCATCGCCGCTGACAAGGACCCAAACGGCGTCGGCGAGAAGCACGCTAAGCAGGCCGCAAGGGCAAACACCTCTACTATCTACCGCATCCCAAAATTCGGCGTAGACAACCCCGCCTGGACCGACTTCAACGACCTGCACACCTTCGAGAAGATCGAAAAGGTAAAAGCGCAGCTTGCTATTGATCCAGCCGACTTTGCCGGCATCATTGCGCTCGGATTCAAAGAAGACGTTTACTACTACACTTCTACCGAAAACCCGCAAATCGTACCGATGTCAGCGGGGGCACATACCAAGTCGCACCTCCTGGACCTCGCCGCCCTACCGTACTGGTACAAGCACTACGGAATGAAGGACGACGAGGGGAACTATGTCGGCGTTCAATGGACTCAGGCAGAATCCGAGCTAAAGGACAAGTGCCGCCAAGCCGGCTTTTTCGATCCGCAGAAAATGCGCGGCCGCGGCGTATGGCTTGACGCTTCCCGGATCGTTGTGAATGACGGTCTGAAGCTCGTGGTGGACGGCAAAGAGGCGCAGCACTTCGTCAGCAACTATCATTACATCAGATCCAGCACTGTGGCCTACAAGCTGACCACGCCGTTCAGCGACGACGAGATGGCAGGGTTACTTTCTGTGTTTGGATCTTTGCGCTTTAAAGGTAAGCACGATTACGTCTATATCGCGGCCTGGGCCATTCAGTCCCAACTGTTCGGCGTCATGCCGTGGCGCTTCCACCTGTGGATGGTGGGAGACCGGGGCTCCGGGAAATCCACAGTTCTGTCATGGCTTGGAGAGTTGGCGACTAGGGCCTCAATGAACGTCAATTCAAGCGCAGCGGGGATACGACAGGACATCCAGAACGACACAACCCCGGTCATCTATGACGAGGCCGAACCGGACAACACGCATCTCCGGGACATCCTGGACATTGCTCGGCAGTCATCCAGCAACACCGGACTAGAGACTCGCAGGGGCACCGCAACCGGGAAAAGTATCACTTACAACACCCAGGCGCTTTTCTGTTTTGGATCCATTCAGAAGACAATCGATAAGAGCGCCGACGCTTCGCGCTTCTTCATTGTTGAGCTGTCCAATAAGAAGGGGCAGGACCCAGACGAATTTAAGGAAATGGCCGCAAGGATTAACTATTTTTCAGAGAACCGCACCCGGATATTTAGCCGTGCGGTACTGTCTGCCAAAAGCGTTTTGTTGAGCTACCAGGTCGCCCAGGTGGCGCTGCGGGGGATGGATCTCGATGCACGCATGACCGACCAACTGGCCGCCATGCTGGCCTGTTTTTGGGTCTATTTCAGCACTGAGCCAATAACCGGCGATCAGGTCACATATTTCATCAGAGAGCTGGAACTCGGGAAGTCCGAATACACTGCGCAAAACGAGCGCACGGACACCGATGATTGCTATGCGGCATTAATGTCCATGCCCCTGGACAACATGAATAACGGCGTGGGGCATGCCATTCACATGATTCATTTCACCATCAGCGCAGTGGGCGCTGAGGAGTGGGAAAAGGCCCTAGGCTTTCACGGAATGTCGTACAACAAGAAAGAAAAGGAGCTTTTCATCGCGTCAGAGTCACCGCATATCAAGAAAAAATTACCTGCCTTCCGGGACTATGCGTCAGTCTTCAGACGCGACCAGTCAAGGTTTAGGCGCCCTGAGCAAAAGTTGATTACTTCATACGGACATCGTTGTCGCGGCGTGGTAATTTCCGTCGAAATCTAAGACGCACCGAGTCCTGCACAACAGCGGCTGCACCAAGTGAACCCCCTGAAATGGGGGTTTTCTTTTTTAAATCAACGACTTATCTACTCATGCACAGATGCACGGCCAAAACGGGGGAGATATATATATAGGGGGTAGTGTATATATATGTAGATGCGTATATCTATATACACTGATTCGCGTAATGTATATTGTCACAGAGGTGTGCAACTGTGCATATATATATAAAAATAAGTATAAGTATTTATTATTATTATTATTACAGTCTACTCACTTGGGTGCTCACGCGCTGCGTTGTGCTCACCTGTTTGGTGTGCATCGGGTTTCCAGTGACTTATGGAGTTTTCGGCTTGACGCGCTGATCTTTACCACTCCGACTTGACTTGCATTTGTTGCAATCTAAAAAATCGGGCTACAATTTCACCGATACGATAAACGATGCGATAATCAATCTATGACACAAGCCAGTAAACATTGGGCCGGACTCTCGCAACTCCAGAAGAAATTCACGGAGCTTTATGCTGCGTCGGGTAACGGCGCCGATAGCTACATGAAAGCGGGCTACAGCGTCAAGAATCCAGACATCGCGAAATCCGCAGGCTCACGTCTGTTGACCAATGTAAACGTGAAGCGTTATCTCGCGCATTTGCAGGGCAAGGCCGCAAAACGCGCAGAGGTCACAGTCGAGGACATCGCCGCTAAGGCCGCTGAGCTGGCATTTGGGCCTGGTCTGGAGGCAATCGTAGAGCGAAGTGAGGGCGGGAACCTCAAAATCAAAGAACGGGCCGATTTAAGCCTCCTGGACAGCCTGTCATTCAGCGAGTCAGACGGTGAGAAGGGACGCTCTACAGGATTTTCATTCAAACGCGAATCTAGGGCCAAGGCGCTAGACGTGCTCGCAAAACTAACGGGGGGCTATGAACGCAAGCGAAGCACTGAGGGCGACAGTGAGAAACTTGACCCGCAGCGAATTCTTGACGCACTTGGACGCCTGCGCAAATGACAACGCGTTTGGTGACATTAAGGCCCTTGTTATTACGCGTGGTGCTGAGGACGTTGAGTTTTTCTCTGAATATTTTTTTCCACACTATCAAAAGCATCCTATCAATCAGTTTCACAGAGATGCGTTTTCAAAGTACCGCTTTGGCGAGAGACGTGTGCGTCGAGCTGACGCCGCTCCTCGCGGATCGGCAAAGTCAACGCTTAAGGTTTTATTTAAACCAGTCCACGATCTTGTCTATGAGCTGGAAAGATTCATTCTCGTCTGCTCTAACACCGAATCTCAGGCGGAAGGTCGGCTCAAGGACATTCAAACCGAGCTTCTTACAAATGTTGATCTTATTAATTTTTTCGGTCCCTTCTTTCACTCTCGAAAGGTGGCTTCGACTGACTTTGTTGCTCATTGCGGACGTCATTCGTGCCGTTTCCTGGCGGCTGGCGCGGCGACGGAAGTCAGGGGCGTCAGGCATGGTGCTGATCGACCCTCCAAAATCATTCTTGATGATATCGAGCACTCGGAAAAAGTAGAGAACGAGGCCCTGCGGGACAAGCTCATGGTCTGGAAGAGGGACGTCATCGACAAGATCGGCGACGAGGAGACCAACATCGAAGTGGTGGGCACTATCTTGCACCAGGAATCACTACTCAAGCAGCTCACTAAAAACCCGGTTTATGACGGCAAAATCTATCAATCGGTAATCTCCTGGCCGGAAAACAAGCCCCTCTGGGATCAATGGCAGGCCATTTTTGTGAACCTGGACAATGACTCTCGGATCGCGGACGCGCTCGCTTTCTACGAGATACATAAAGCAGAAATGGACCGAGGAGTGCAGGTCCTATGGCCCGAGAAAGAGCCATATTACGCGCTCGCAATCGAGATCATCGACGGTGGGATGCGCTCATTCATGAAGGAAAAGCAAAACAACCCGATGGCCGATGGGGAGAAGTGTTTCGATCTAGAAAGTTTCTGGTGGTACACGGAAGAGGCAGGCGGGTTAAGAGTCGAGCGTACTGGGGTACTGACACCCTGGCACTCACTCACCGGCTACATGGCAATCGACCCCTCTACAGGGCAGACAAAGGCCACAGGCTCAAAGAAAACAGACTTTGCTTCGATCATTTCCGGATTTAAGGACGGCAGAAACCGCTTATTTGTCCATGAAGATTGGACCAAGCGCGAGGCCCCGAGCAAGCAAATCAACAAGCTTCTCGACTTCTGGGAACAATACAAACACTACAAGATTGGAGTTGAAACAAACCTGTTTCGGAACCTTCTGCTCAAGAACATCATGGACGAGATCAAGCGCCGAGAGGCCACACGAACCGAGCCGATCACGGCAAAATTCTACGATATCGACCTCATCGAGAACAAAGAGAAGCGGATCTATTCGCTCGAACCGAAAGTTTTTCACGGTCACATTTTGTTCAACAAGAAGCTAATCTCACAGGAGGCCTTGGGCCAAATGAGAGATTTTCCAAAGGGCCGGCATGACGACTTTCCCGATGCACTTGAAATGCTTTGGGGATTAGTCAACAATAAATACACAATTGGCACGATGAACAAAGAGGCAGGCTGACATGCAGCGCACTAAAAACGTCAAGCTCTGCGCGTATCTAAAACTTCGTGGCTTCGACCCTGAGACGGTCAACAAGCTCGAAAAGGGTAGGGCCGAATATGTCTACAGGCTCGAAGATGCGCAGTGGCGGCAACTTCAGGTAGACTTTAATAAATCGGAATTTCTGACCTATGCGCAGGCCCTAGAAGCAATCAAGGATTTAGCATATTAATCCGCCCCTTTTTAGAGGTAATTAATGAATAGTAGGGACAGCAAAAAATACATGTCCAGCGGGCGATTGTTCAGCGGGAATTCACGCAACGGAAGACGCGCCGACGGCATAATGGGCCTGGTCCATGAGCCCTCAGGCAGAATCCGCAAGTTTCGCTCTGCAAATCTGCATAAGGTCCAAAAATACTTGGACGGTACACAGTATGACCATTTGGCGGCGTGGCGCGAATGTCAGGACGATGAATACATTCCGGTACGCCAGCGCAAGCCGCGCGTAACATTCCCATTCGCCAAAATCTTCCAGAACCGCCTTGCCTCTAAGTTGGTGGGCGGGTATACGTTCCCCGCATTGCGGATTGAGGACGACCCGGACACCGAGCAATTTCTTTCCGTCATTTCAAGCGCCACGTTCTTTAAGGCCAAGATGCTCACGGCCGCCAAGAACCTCATTTCCTACACGAGCGCATTTGCGCGTTTTAAGATGGTCGAGGGTTCCGTCGTCATCGAGAACTACAACCCCAACTACTGCTACCCGGAGTTCGACGCTCGCGGGGAGCTGATCAAGGTCGAAATCAAATATGTGTTTGAGTCTGACGAACTAGATAGCGGCGGCAACCCCATCATGAAGTGGTTCAAGCTCGAAGTCGGTCAGAACGCTGATGTTTTGTATGACGAACCAGAATATAAGGCGGACGCCGAGCCTGTCTTCAACGTCGTGGAAAACGCCGCTCACAACCTGGGCATGGTCCAGGGGCAATGGTTCCGCGCAGGTGAAGGCCTAAATGGCGTGGACGGCGAGGACGAGCCCATCGCGTGCCAGATCGCCGGGTTCATTGATTCGCTAAATTACAACTTGTCACAGTCCGACTCTGCGGTGGGATATGGCATGGAGCCCCAACTAACTGTCCAGGGCATGGATGAAGACGAAATGAACACGCTCATCAAGTCTTCGTCGCGTGCGTGGTTCATGGGCAGAGAGGGCGAAGCGAAGTTTAACGAAGTCAGCGGCTCCGGTGTCACCTCCGCGAAGGAGTTCAGGGAAGACCTGATGAAAATGGCCTCTCACGCCTCCCAGATCGTCTTCCTGGACCCCGAGAAGATGGCGGCGAATGCACAGTCAGGTAAGGCCATGGAGGTCATGCATGCCTCCCTGGTGGAAGCAGTGAACGAGCTGCGCCCGTGGATGGAGAAAGGCATTCTCAGTCTGGCCCAGAAGATCCTGGCCGTAATCGTTCATTACCAGGCCCAAGGCTTCGAGACGGATTACGTCACGCCTGAAGGCTGGAGGCCTGCAAGCCTGGACATCAAGGCCACCTGGCCGCCGATCTTCCCGCTCACTATTCAGGACATGCAGCAGGTCATTTCAACGGGCCTTCAAATGGCAACCGGGAACATTCTTTCACGTCTGTCTGTCGCGAAGTGGATTATGGCCCAAGGCGTGGACCTGGGCGTGGATGACCTTGAGCTAGAGCAGCAGCTAATCGACGGACAGAAGCAGTTCAATACTTTCTTTTAAGGGGTAAATCATGAAGTTCATCAGGAAAGGCGGCAGAGTCATCCCAATCAGCGATAAGAACGAAGACCCTAAGGGCAGCAAGTACATGGAGCAAACGTCTAAGCGGGACCGTGAAATCTCCAAGACGGGGGATAAAGTTACCGGCGTGTCCGCTGTCGTTACCGCAGGCCTGGCCGTATTGGCAAAGCGTAAAAAGTCCTTTGCCCTCGGTGCTGGGGCCGTTGCCTTGGGCATGTTTGCACTGTCCAGCGCCGGACATGCCAGTGCACGTTCGTCATCTGCTGACGCCCGGAAAGGGTATGCAAAAGACCTGAAGGCGGGGAGAAAGATTAAGCGTGGGAATGGCATTGGGAACGCGTCGGAAGTCGCTTATTCCGAGGCCGTTAGACTATCAACAAGAAAAAAGAAATGAAGTTCATACGCCGGAATGGTCGAATCATCCCGATCCGGGACAAGAACGACCGGCACGACGTTAAGGTAGTGGCGGGTGCAGCAATAGCTGCCACCGGGGCCGCCAAGACGGGCGTGCAGGCGAAGACCTTCAGCGCGCGGTTCTATAGGGCCTTGGGCCTAAAGATTGTGACGGCCACCCCAGACGGGAAAACCGCACCGCGAGCATTTGCACTGGTCCGTAGAAACGCTGTGGGCGGCGATAACGTGTCATTCGCGGCCAGCTTTTCGTTGAAGAAGCGAACAGGCATCGGCAAGAAGCTGTTCGCCGCTGTCCAGTTCGACGCCGCCCGCAGGGGCGCGGATCACATCGCAGGCATGCCCATTTCATCGCAGGGGCTAGAGTTCATGCGCAAGCAGGGCGCAGTATTCCATGCAGGCGGGCGCGTAGTAGGCGGACTCCATGCCTCCAAGGCCATGAAGAAGGACCTGGTAGTGGTGGGCTTTGCACCGATCAACGTCAAGTCCCGATCCTACATCGGAATGGGGCTCAAGAAGGCATGGAAGCCCAACCTGGCGCTCATTGCGATAGGCGCAGGACTTGCTGGCGTCGGCCTGCTTAGGAGAAAAGAATGACCACCCGAAAAGACGTCACCTTCATCAGGGTCAATGGGCGTATCATACCCATCAGGCGCAAGGACGCAGGCATTGGCGCGGCCGAGGTGGCCGCTTCTGCGGCCGTTGCGGCGGGCTCGGGACATGCCGCGGCCAAAATGCTAAGCAAGTCCCACCGCTTTTTCAGATCATCATCTCGCTATCGGGCATTCTCCAAGATCAACACCTTGCCGGTCCACGCGGCCATGCGGACCGTGGCGGCCAAGCATTTTGTGAAGGGTCTGCGGTTCGCCGCGAGATCCAAGTGGACCATCCTGGCCGGAGTAGCTGTCTCGGCGGCACTTGCTGGCGCAGCATCGGATCGCCTGGCACCCAAGGCCGACGCTCACAAAAAGGCTTTATTCAGCATTGCGGCCCCTGTGATTGCCGTTCTGGCATTCAATCGCAGGACGGCCCTGGCCCACGTCGCCCTTCGTTCCCCGCTTAAGGATTCCATCAAAAACGCATTCGCGGCGTATGCGGCCAGAGGTCGCACCAGGACCCGTGAGGCCGTTAATTTATTCCGGAAGAACAAACAACTGAAGCTGGATCTATAATGCCATTCTTTGAAGACATCGACGACCTGAAGATTCTGGAGCGCAACGCCGCCCGGATTGAGGGTCTAGAGATGCGGCAGGCTTCACGACTTATAAAGCTCTACAAGGAGGCCCGTGAGGCACTCAAGTCGCAGCTGCTCTCGACAGGGGACAACACCTTCACGGAAGCAAAGCTCAAAGTCGCGCTTATCCAGATCGAGCAAACCATCGGTCAACTCTCCAGGAAGCTCCGTGGGGAATTGGGGTTCGGGCAAGAAACGGCGACGGAACAAGGAGCCGAGGACGCGGCCCGAGAAATGAACGCCTTCGAGGGGGCATTTGCCGGAGTTTCTACGCCCCTGCCGGTTGACGCCATCATCGAAAGCGTGAACGCAGAAAACTTCCTTTTTAATCAGTTCGAGACATCAGTGGACTCATACAACCAACGCCTGCGCGGGGGCTTCCAGAACGTCCTGGGCCAGTCCCTACTTCAGCGCAAGAGCTGGAGTCAGGCCGTATACGACATGGAAAGGGTGTTCAACGCCGAGGAATGGGTCCTGGCGCGGATTGTGCGGACCGAACTACATAATATTTACAATGTCGCCAAGAACAGGGGCTTTGAGAATATTCAACAGAATTACTTACCCGACCTAAAGAAGACTCTTTACCACCCAATGGACTCCCGGACCGGTTCCGATAGTAAAACGGCGGCGGTAAAAAACCTCATAGTTGCGTTGGATCAGTCTTTCAAATACTCTTTTAAGCAAGGCAACAAAACCATAGTGCGCGAGTTCTTTGTGCCACCCGATCGGCCCAATGACCGCGCCATCCTGATTCCTTATCGGGATAGTTACGATAGGAGATAAGAATGCTGTTCCGCAATCTGTGCATGCGTATGGCCCCTAAAGACGATGAAACTAGTGGCGGCGGTGACGGCGACAAAGACAAGACCAAAACTGATCTTGAAGATCAGGAAAAAGGTAAGAAGGGAGGCCCCCCGGAGGAGCCCGAACCCGAAGAGGGCGATGCGCTAGACCTGAGCGCATTACCCGAAGCTGCTCAGAAGCTCATCAAGAAGCTTCGCGGAGAAAACGCGAAGACTCGGCAGGCGAAAAATAACGCCTCAACCGAGGCCGAAAGGCTCAAGAGTGCTCTGAAAAAGCTTACTGGAGACGAGACAGACGCTGATCCTGAGAAACTCGCAGAGGCCCTGGCGGCATCAAATGAGAAACTTCAGGTCAGGCACGCAATGCTCGAATTGGCCCTGGAGCATGGCGTGGGGAAGGATCAGCGGGAGTATTTTGAGTTTTTGGTGGGTAAGGCCATCGAAGGACTCGAAGAAGGCGCAGAGCTTGACGAGGATGCGGTCCTGGAGATCGCAACACGGGCAAAGGCAAACTCAAGCAAAGGGCCCGCAAACAGTTCGACGGCCGGTGATAAGCAGCAGACCAAGAACAACGGGGGCAAGCCAAACGCGATTACCCCCGAGCAGTTTGCAAAGATGGGAATGACCGAGCGTACGAAGCTGTTTAGAGAAGACAAAGACGAATATGACCGCCTGATGGCGGCTACAAATTAGGAGTAAAAAATGGGTTCTACTACTACCAGCGACCTGGCCTTCGAGCCGAAAGTTTGGTCCGATCACATCAAGGCCTACTTCGACAAATTCCTGGTTTTCGGTGCGTACGCGCTCCGTAACAACCAGTTGAGCGGCGAAGGTACCGGCCTGCTCGTAAGCTTCCCTTACTTCAACGCCATCGGCGCGGCCGAAGAGCCTGGTGAAACCGACATCGTGACCGTGGACAAGCTGACCGACGGTAGCTTTTCCTGCACAGTCTTCGAAGTCGCCAAGGCCGTTGGATTCAAAAAGAAGGCTTTCAAGAAATCCAGCGCATCACAGGACGAAATCATGAGCGAGGCCATGCGCCAGCTCGCACGCGTCCACGCTGAAAAGATCGACTCCAAGCTGAATGACGAAATCAGCGCAGACGCCAACAGCGTTGTCGGATTCCTGGCAGTAGACGCCACCGGCAAGACCACTGTGGACGTCCTGACCGAGGCCCGCATCGTGGCATTCGGCGACAAGTTCCAACAGGGCTCCGTCTGCTTCATGCACTCGCTTCAGTACCTCTCTTTGATCAAGAATTCCGGTTCAGGCTTCCTGAAAGCAGACGCCAATGACCCCGGTTTCATGGTCAACGGATATGTCGGCAAGTTGGTCGGCATGGGCATCGTTGTAACCGACCAGGTAAAGAAGAACGTGGACGGACAGATCGCTGGAGTCGACAACTATCGCGGCCTGATCGCCAAAGAGAACGCCTACGGGATCATCACCAAACAAGAAATGGAGATGGACAGCGACAAGGACATCCTTGCCCGCGAGTATATCGTGGCATCAAACGAGTGGTATGGTGTGAAGTCCTTCCACGCGAAAATCAGCGCGGACGACAAAAAAGCCGCTCGCTTCACCACTGTCAAGTAATCGGCCCTAGGGTCTAAAGGAGTCCAAAATGCTGAACCAAAACAACAGGCACACAGTCCAGGTCTCTGTGGGATCACCCACGGCCGCAAAAGTCATGCTGGCCCTTATGGCCCTTGGCAAAAAGCTCAGGGTCCACAAGGCCAGTGTCATCCAGGAGGCCGCCATTGTTGCCGCCGCCGGTGACTATATGGGCTTCACGCTCAATAAGAACAACGTGGCAGTTGCCGCAGAGGCAACCAACACCGCAGGCGTCGCGGCCCGTGCCGGATTGGCACTGACCATGCCCGCTGCCGGTTACGTCGACCTGGCCGCCGGTGACGTACTGTCACTAGAGATCACCGAGACCGGAACTTCGACCTTCGTGGTTGAAGCCCTTCTGGTCATGGATGTCGAAGTCCTGTCTAGCGGCGTTTAAGTCAAATCCTAAGGGCCCTTGGAGATCGCCAGGGGCCCTTTTTATTACGCGGGGTACGCATGAACTACGGACGAGTCAGACAGGCGCTCAAAGCCAAGCAAGAGCAGCTAAAGAAGATGGCACCGAAGGACCGCGTGCTTCTCGAAGAAAAGATCATCGCCGAGGCCAATCAGGAGCCCGAGTCCGCGCACGAGGCAGACGAGCAGCCCGCTCCGGCCCCGGCAAAACAGCACCAAGGGAACAAGCACAATAGGCGGTAGCCATGTCCTTCACGACAAGTCAGAAGTACAGCATCGTAATGGCCCTGTGCCATGTCGGGACCATCCTGGATGAGACCACCGTAAGTTTCAACTCGATTGTGCGCGACCGTCTGAACATCAGCAACGTGGACGTCGAGACCTATGCACTGGCATTACTGGCCCAGATTGACGCCGCAAGGGTAAAGATCAACACGGCCGCCGACAGCGGCAACGTCAAGCGCATCGATGACATCGAATTCGACACCGAGAACGATTCCAAGGGCAGGCTCCTGCAAAAGGAGCTAGGCCGCCTAAGGAATGAGCTTTCCCAGATCCTGGACATATCGAATCACTGCTCTGGAGGCTCCGGCATGGGCCGGGTGTGCTGGTAAGTGGGCATCGTTGACGACCTTCTCCCGCTTACTGATGGGATATTGGGGCTCAGGGATGACCTTGGAGTCGCGAAGAAACCAGTCTATATTCTAACCAGGACCTGGTCCGGGGCAAAGCGGGGCGAAGGATTGCCCACAGATGCTCAGGTCCAGGTCCTACCCAGTCCCCGCATAGTCGACTTGTCTCATTCCCTACGAGTTCGAGAGGGTGGGGCCATAAGACAAGGCGACCTTATTCTAAAAATGATTTCCAAGCAGTCGAATGTCCGGGCGGACATCGATGGCACGGTAACCGGGGACAACCTAGAACGCTGGTATCACATCGAAGGATCACTCTATGAGGTCATTTCCGTCACGGAAAGGCATGTAGATTTCAATGTCCAGGTAAGGAAAACGTCCAAGCAAAAGTTCTATTTGTAACCCGTGATATAATTCTGAAAAGGGAAAACATGAAAAACTTACTGGTCCTAGTGCTAATGTATGCCTTCTCGATGGCCGCAGGGGCGCAGCAATCCCATTCAATTTCCCAGATAACCGGGACGGCCACAACCACCTCCGTAAAGATCCTAAGCGCAAACGGGGACCGCAATGAGCTAATCATCGTGAATGAAGGCTCCACAACCATGCGCGTCCGTGAGGGAAGTTCTCACGCATCAGAGGGCCTACCAATTCCTCCCGGAGGCAACTACGATCCCGACCCCGTGCCCATTGGTGACATTTACCTCAAAATACAATCGGCCACGGGTACATACACGATCTACGAGGGCGGTAAACTGTGAACAAATTATTCGGCCTTGTTCTGGCACTTTATGCGTCCGTGCTCCAGGCCGGACTAACACCCTCTGGCAGCGCCGGGGCCTATTCCGGGTTCAACCCCGCACAATTTAGCTTCATTATGGGTGGAGCATCCGGGGCACTCACGGCCCTAGGGCCTTTGACTGACGGACAACTCCTGATTGGCAGCACGGGCGTGGAGCCTGCCGCCTCCTCCCTAACCGGAACCGCCAACCAGATCACCGTGACCCCCGGGGCCGGTTCCATCACCCTATCCCTCCCTCAAAGCATTGCCACAACGAACAACGTGACCTTCGGGAGTGTGACAGATTCTTCCCTCACTGCCGGACGGAATACCTTTGCCGGCACCGCTGGCGATCTCTCTGATGACGGGGATTGGTTGTTCAACACGACCGGAAACGTTGTCACACTGACCGGCGGTCAGATGAATGTGGACAGCTTGCGCCTGGATGGGGACACCCTCTCAAACCAGGGCAATGCCGGGGATGTCGTCATCCAGGCCGATCCTGCAGGGGTAGGCGGGCGGGCGAAGTTCACCAACGGGACTTCTTCCGAATACTACATCGGCTCCAATAATCCTGAACTCAAGCAGATGATGCTCTATCCCTCCTTTGAAGAGAGCGTGGCGGAACTCCAGTGTGACTTTTGCTCTGGATTTACCCAGCAGACCTCCACCGGAGTGGAGGGGGAGTTGTATGGCCTATTCTACGCACGGGCCTCTTACGCTGGGGCCGCAACGGATACCATTTATGTGATGCCTGGGACCAACTTTGACGACGACATGCCCGCGTCCGTTTCTTGTTGGATCAACACCGCACGCGCAGGCGTCACCTTCCGCTTCTCCAACACCTTTGACGGCGACTCGGACAGCCAGGTTGTAAGCTCCGGCGGCACCTGGGCCAAGTACACTGCCCAGGGAACTTGCCGGGCAGGCATTGGCGAAGGTTGCGGATGGAAGATCGTGGACAACACCTCCGAAGCCGGAGTCATCGACATCAACGGATGCTCGATCGAGCTTGGGAACTCCGGTTTGGACGTGGTAAAAACCGTTGGCACGCCGAACGGACTTCCCAGATTCTACAGCGCCAAAGTCTCCGGCGCAGGAGTGGTAACGGGTGAGGTTGGGGATTTCATAAACGGAAACTGTTCTGTGGCGGCGAGTATTGCGACATGCACCTGGACCGTCGGGGCCTTCACTACAGTGGCCAACTGCGTGGCCACGCAAACGGTGGCCACAGCAAGATTTATGACCGCGGATGCTGCCACAACTACAGTTTCGGGGACTTTCAAAGGTTGGACCGACGCCGGCGTAGAAAGCCTAAACGAATTTACGCTTTTGTGCCACGGATATTAAACTAGGAGATTTTATGAACGCACTTGAAAAACACGCCCGAGAAGTAAAACAACTTGATACCCAATGACAAGCAAGATTGTCCCCCTAGACAGATTCGCCAAAGAGCTGAAGGACGCATCCCAGGGGCAGATTAAGGCCTATAAGGCCGGGGTAATAGATGCCCTGGCCATGAACCTCAGGACCCTGGCGGAAAGAAGCCCGATAGATACTGGCCTCTATGCCCAGTCCTGGGCCATGTCTGTCACTGAGACGTCGGCGCTTTTGGGAAACACCTCTCCGCACGCGGGTATCATTGAGTTTGGGGCCCGTCCATTTACTCCACCGATTGGGCCGCTCCTGGAGTGGGCCCGAAGGGTCCTACAGCAGCCCGAGATCAATTCGGCATGCTGGGCCCTAGCGAAGGGGACCCAGATGAAGATAGCCGAGCATGGAATGGAGCCCAAGAACGTCCTAGGCGGGGCCCTGGACAAGATCGTTGAGGACATACGCCTCAAGGTCAAGGAGCACCTGAATGCCTAGCGAACTGAGCGCGGCCCTTAAGGCCCTAGCGAAAGACCTGGCCATCAACGTCCCGGACCTGAATGTGGTCCATGAACATTGGCCTGGCCCCAAGGACGTCCTGGACATGCCCTGCGCGTCCATAATGGTCATAGGGTCGCCCGTGCTGGCCAAGATGCCACCCAACATCATCAGTAAGGTCCAGGACCCGGACGAGCCCCTGAACTGGCTGGTTCGCTATAAGCTGGGCATGTACGACCTGACCCTTCAGCTAGATATGTGGTGTGAAGAAAAGAAAGACCGCGATAGCATGTACCAGCTCATTGTTGACTACTTTGATAGGCAAGTGCTTCTAGGCACTCGCGAAATGCCAGGACTAAACCTTGAGCTGTCCGATTACTTCTCGGGCGTGTTTGCGTCGTATGACAACGTCGGATACAATTTCCCTGAACAAGAAGAAAGCTCGCAGCGTTCAGAATGGCGCGTTCGGATCGAGATCCTGGTGAATCATCCCAGGGTCAAAGAGATGAGCCAATCCAAGATGACCGAGATCAGCATCGAGCATGAGATCGGCGACCATGCATTGGTCGAAGAGACAAACGAAAATCTTCAAGAAACCTTCGAGCTAGACTAAGAGGAGTAAAAAATGGGTATCTTTCGCACGAACAACCCGCTTGAGTACGATGAAGTCGATGGAATTGTCATCGACGAGCAAGCACCGGCCCCTTCCGTTCGCGGCGTGGGCACTGGCACCGTCGTTCTAGTTGGTATGTTCCAGCGCGGACCCCATACCCTTGAACTGATTTCCAGCATGCCCGCATTCCATGCCATGTTTGGTAAGTCGAATAGCTACAGCGGAAACGTCCAACTGAAGAACAAGCGTTTTTCACGATTGAAAATCATCCGCGTTGAAGCAACCGGCTCCGTCAAGGGAGTCAAAACCTTTCAGAACGCCACCCCCGCTGACGCCATCACCTTCAC